AACTAGCTAAACAAATGGCAGTTGAAGAGAATATGCCGTTATATCAGGAGAATAAAGTTTGGTTAGAAAGTAAATTAGCTGAACTTTCGGGCTCTGTTCAAGAAATGGAAGGAGTGCATTAACTATGTCTCCCCAACATTATGTTGTTGACTGTTGGACGACTTTAAAAGTGCAAACAACTAGACTGATTTTTTCTCGTTGCGTGGGTGTTTAAATGTCGATAAATAACAAAACACAACAAGCGTGTCTCTTGCTAGTTTAGACATTCAAAACAGAACTAGCATTAACTATAAGGAAATATTATGAAACTAGATAAAGTTAAATTATACCGAAGTGAAGGTTATGTAGTTGTTTGGTGCGAAAGAGGTAAATTTGCTAATAAAGATGATGATCAACTAACCGACCATTATAAATATTACACAACAAAAAAGAACGCACAAAAAGTTTATAACAAACTGATCAAACTAAATTCAGTTTATTCAGCTTCAATTTGTTCGATAATAGAATCAACAGATTATCCAATGAGATCATGTTAAAAATTATTAAGGAGATAAATAATGAGAAAGATTGATATTTTTATAATGAAGAACTATGCAACCTACTGTGATGAAAAAAGCAGATATGGAGAGCTACAAGATCAAAAGAGCTTTACCGACTATGTGGAGTCCAATAAACCTTTTCTAATTCAAGAATATAAAGCTTATCGCAGAGCTAATAGGAGTGCTTAATGGAAATAGTATTTATTTTAACTCTCTTGTTCGCTTTCATCTTGGACGAGATCGACACTAGATGGCGAGATTGATTCTTCAGTCTCGTCTGTTATCTCTCCCTCAATAACATCCCCCATCAAAACCTTTAACCTGTTCTCTATCTCAGCACGAGACATCTGATCTATTTTCCCGAACCTTACTTCCTTCTTCTCCACCACCAAGCCACCAACCTTCAACAAACTATTCTGTGCAGCGATAGCCGCGTTAAAAGAACCCGACTCAAGGGCTTTATCTCTAATATCGTATAAATCTTTAACAGCTCTGTCCTGGTTCAGCTCATACTTCTTACGCAACTCCCCCAGAAGGTAATTGATCTCTTTCTTTACTTCTGGGTGCTTTAATAACTTATAGGCCGACTGCCTTGCATCTTTGTAACCCGACTTACGAGCACATTCAACATAAGACATCTGTGGATTATTAACAACCTTCCAGACAAATATGCGTTGCATACGATTTAATTTGTTTGATAGATTAAAAAACTCTATTGCTGGATCTTCTGCTGTATCTAGCAAAGGCTCGAATCCCGACTGCTCTTCCTTCATATGTGCTTATACTAGATGATACTAAGTGTAAATGTAAAGTAGATGGGCTATATCTAGCCCTTTAGATGTGGCTAGCCCTACATATCCTATATATGTATAACTTCCGATCTTATCGAACCCGACTTATACTGTCAAGTTCTTTGTATATTTATAAGTATATTAGTCTCTAGTTCCCTGACAAAAATGAAAAAAATGCAAAAATACCTTAGCCCTTTGTTTATCAATGTTTCCCACGTCACGCACTCTATGACAAAAGTCTGACAATAATAGGCCATCATTTATTTACCGAATAATTTGCAAATATCTTTGCGTAAACCTTCGAGCATAATTAGTAGTTCTTTCATAATATTTTTTAAATTAGCAGAGCGTTTCGTCGCTAGGTCGCTCTGTTACCTTCTACCTCAAGGAGAATCAATTGAGATACACGACAAACTAATTAGATTCCATACCGATAGGTATCTAAATCATAATCAGTCATTAAAATATCAACTTCCATACTAGGATTAATTACGGCAAACCCTTTGTGTTTAAGGTGACATTTTTCGTAGTTACCGATAAGTTCTTGATGTTGTTCCCAACCCATGTTGAGAGCCTCATCCATAGCATCATGTCGCTTTGGATCATCCAAAACCTTATCGTAAAATATTCTATACATTCTAGACATTATCCATCCTTATTTATACTGTTAGTAGACATGATATACCTATTTCGGATATAATGTCAATATTATGAAAGATATACATAAAATTAAACCGACAGACATCAACAATCTGTCACCAATCGAAGAATTAGAGATGGCTACACATCATGCAACAGATGCTGTGTTAGACCTTATACGCAACATCAATGCGTTACCTGTAGAGCAAAGACAGCATATTACTGATATGTTTGGTAGAGTGAAGGATGGTAAGTCAAAAGATGTATGATAAATTGCATGACAAGGTCAAGAACCTTGAAGTAGGAGAAGTAATTAAAGTAGACAGAAGGTTTGGCTATCCAGCTTTAATTAAACTTTTAAGAGAGTTTAACTATGAGTATGAAGAAATTATGAAACCTGCTGCAACTTGGGCAAAAAATGTCAGGAGGACAGGATGAAACAATTACCAGAAATATTAAACGAATACGAACATATACAGCTGGGTGAGACATATTACTTCCCAGACATGCCTAACGATTTCTATCACAACTGTCCAGGCATATCTTCTTCTGTGATCAGAAGGTTTGGTCAATCACAAATTCACGCCCTAGAAGAGAAGATGGAAGACTCACATGCTTTAAGGTTTGGATCAGCAGCACATGCTTTGATTGTTGAAGGTGAAAGTGTCTTTAATAAAGAAATAGCTTGTTTAGTAGGCTCACCCTACACACAAGCCAACAAAGATCTAAAGAGAGATTATGAAAAGAGGGGCTTAACTGTTATCAACACAACAGACAGAGAAACCATCTATAAGATGAAGAACTCTTTGGGTATTTATGGTGATACAGTATTAAACCCGACAAAGACAGATTACCCTGAGGTTTTTACTAGGCCTTCAGAAGTAGCTTTGTTTTGGTGGGAAGACGATATGTTGTGTAAGGTCAAATCAGACATGCTTAGATACCCTATGAGTGGTCAATATGATGATAAGACTATAATTCTTGTTGATTACAAGACCACACAATCTGTAAGACCTAGAGACTTCACCAGCTCTGTTAAGAAGTATCAGTATGAGCTACAAGCTTCTTGGTATAAAAGAGCTTTCGAAAAAGCAGGCTTTACCGTTGCAGACTTCTTGTTTATAGCACAAGAAAAGAAACACCCTTATGCTTCTAAAGCATTTAAAATGAAACATGAAGATATGGATGCTGGGTGGCTAGAGCTTGACAGGTTGTTGGGCGAATATAAATCCGTTATAGAAGGTAGGAACTTGCCTACTACATATAACACACCAGAAATAGTGGAGATAGAATTATGAGTATAGATAAGATAACACCAGAAGATTACAACAAGCTTCCTACAGATTTCTCAGAGAAATTAAAAGCAGGAAACATTAATGATAAAGACTGGGACAAACAGATAGATGCTAAAGCTTCCAACCGTCAAGTAGGTGGTGATCACTATAAAAAGTTAGCCATACAGCCCGCTGAGTATTGTTACAAAAACAAACTTAACAACTTAGAGTCAGAAGCTGTTGGTTATATCACAAGATCTAGATTTAAAAATGGATCTGAAGATATAAAGAAAGCTATTCATACTTTAGAAATATTGTTAGAATATATGGACAATTAAATTTTATTTAATTTTTCATTAATCCTAAAAAAGAAAGGGAGCCGCAAGGCTCCCTTCTTTATATACACTATAAATTAACCATTCAGAGAATGTGAATAGAATGGAAGTTCATATACTAGACTAATTTACAGATAAAAAAAAGGGGCTTTCGCCCCTCTTAACACCAGTCCTATAAAGTCGGTGGCGACTTAGGATTATCTCCACTTGGTGCTGTTGGACTTAATGCGCTGAGATACTCTCCAATTTTAGTTTTCTTTGAGTTAACCTCCTCACCTTCTTTATTAGTCCAAGTCTCATCTTTATGATATATACCTAAATCAAGTGTTTTATTAACAAGTGAATGTACATCTTCAGGAAAAGATTTAAAACCTGTTGCTTTGCAAAGTTGCGTAAACATCTCGTTTGAAATTCTTTTTGCTTCTTCACTAGCAGACCATAATGAGTAGAACTCAACATGATCTCTGTTATTACCGTTGTTAATTTCGTAAACAACTCTTACTGTCCAATTACCTGACTGAGACTTATATTTCTCAGCTGTAATGATTCTCGCACTATGTACACCTGGCGGTGCAATTTCTTTTTTATCGGCTACTGGTGGTTTAGTTATATTCTCTAACCACTTTACACCATCAAAATCACTCATCATTTCCTCCTAAAGTTTGTGAGTTAAATCCTAGTTTAGTAATTATGTCAACTAGGTTAGGCTGTTCAAAACCATCAAGTTTTCCAGACCTATCTTTTGCAGTATAGCCTTGACCAACGTCAGTCTGAAGCCATCTGTTTTTTACTATAGCACCATCATCATCTTGTTCCTCTATGACTCTAAGCGCTAACACTTCGTCAAAGAAATAAGTAATTGATTGGCCTAATTTTGTACCAACCATTTTTGGTTCGTACTGCATAACGTTGTCGACATTTTGTTTCTCCATTTTTGAAACAAAGACGACGTGCATATGTAAATCCCTGTATGCTCTCATAACATTAGTACAAGTTTCTTGTACATTACCATAAGCCATTCTAGGATCTTTATGTCTTGCTTTTTCAAAATTTAAAAGTATTTCTGACATCTCTGAAATAGAGTCTAAGCATACGGTATCGTAAACTAACTCTCCATTTTTAAGAGCTTCACATATCTCTATAATTTCTTTTGCTTCTTTTACCTGTATGACATCAATGTCTTTCTGATCTCTTACTGAAAGCAAACCAGACTCCATATCTATCATAAGTTTTTTACCTGGAGCAGTCCCGCAAAGTGTTGTTTTACCTGACCCTGCAGCTCCATAAACGAGTATCTTTACGCCCTGCTTATTCACGCATGAATCAGGTGTAACGATTCTATCTTTAAATGACATAATAAATCTCCACGATTAATTTAAGTTGACATTATACTACAACATGTCCTACAATTTGTAAAACATACAGTTTCAATTTGTAAATATGAAAGAGAAATATAATTGGTTAGCAAACTACTACTTTAGAAATAAAGTGCTTGCTTCTAAGTATTTAAAGAAACTGGAAACTATAAATATACAACCACAATTTAAGGAGAGAGAAGTGAAAAGATATACTTTAAAAGAATACATAGAGTTTATTGGCATGAAACAAGCAGCCAGTTTATTTGAGTGTTCGATACATTCAATCAAAGCCTGGCGTTATGGCCACAGGCAACCATCCGTTGATCAAGCAAAATTAATCATTCGAGCGTCCGAAGGGAAGTTAGATTTTGAATCCATCTATGGCAATCTCGAAGATATTATTGCTGAATGTTCAACCTAAACCTAACAGAAGACGAGAAGCCTCTCGATCTAGCATTAGCCTATTATGATGAAGGTCTTTCAGTAGTACCGCTACTAAGACAATCAAAGAAACCACCAGTTTTTTTGGGTGGTTGGCATCAATACAAAACAGAAAGGCCCAAAAGAGAGACTGTTGTTGAGTGGTTCAAGGATCGTGATGATCTTGTTGTAGCACTTATATGCGGTCAATTTATTGTAGTTGATGCTGATACACCCGAAGCTATGGGATGGGTAGATAATAACTTACCACCCTCCCCTTTCCGTGTTGTGACGGGCAAGGGCATGCACTATTACTATAACAATCCAGAAAACTTCACAACTTTCGCAACTAAACGCTTGAACGATACTCCTATAGAAAGATTAATTGATATAAGAGGGGAGGGGGGACTGATTATAGCCCCATACAATCGACACGCAAACGGCAACCTATATAGACCACAAATAATACCTGAGTGGGATTTGCATGACTATGATGATCTGCCTGATTTTACAGAAAAAGAATGGATACAGATTACAGGTAACGGTAAAAACCAAGAAGGACAAATGATTACTGCACCTTTTTCTTTAGATGGTGTAAATGAGGGTTCAAGAAATGATCAAGCCGCAAGGTTAGCAGGATATTTAATATCTAAGAATATAAATTTAGAGTTTGCAAAATTCTTTATGCAGTCTTGGAATACACAAAACCAACCTCCATTATCGCAAGCTGAAGTTAACTCAGTTGTAGACAATGTAAAAAAAACACACGACAGAAAGAACCAAAGAGCACCATTGTTTACCAACACCAAAGAACAAGTAGTACCGCCAAAAGACTTATTTAACCCACCAGGTATATTGAAAGATATGTTTAAGTTTAGTGAAGAGCTAGCACAAGTCTCACAACCCGAACTTTCAATTGTTGGATCCTTAGCACTAGCAAGCGTAACTTGTGGCAGGCTTTATCGTACTACCATGAATAATTTTGCCTCGCTTTACTTTATGGGTATAGCTAAATCAGGACAGGGCAAAGAAAACATTAAATCATTTGTTGAAGCTGTCCTCAATATGTCTGAACACTCAGACTTAGTGGTTGGCGATGGTTATACTTCATCAGGTGCTGTCCACTCTATTTTGCGTTATAGGCCAACCCAAATAACAATAATGGACGAATTTGGTAAAAGACTAGAGGCTATAGGGGCACAACAAAACACTAACAGAGAAGACGGTATACAAACACTTATGGAGGCTTGGGGCAGATGTCACGGTACTCTAAGGCCAGATAATTATTCTTTGATGAGCGTACCAGACCAGTATAAAGATCAAGCAATGAACCGTGTAACTCACAAGCCTGCTATTACATTAGTAGGGTTATCAGTTCCACAAAATTTTTACAAAGCTTTAAATTCAGGGCGTATTGCTGATGGTTTCTTAAACAGGTTTTTAGTTATCGAATCAAAGGAACCGAGGAAAGTGCAAAGACTTAAAAAATTCAAAAGTCCACCATTACAGATGGTGAATTGGATTAATTATATCAGAAGATCAAGATCAGAGTTTGGCGGTATAGAACTTAACAATGCCGAGCTAGATTTCAAACCGCACATCATACCTTTCTCACAAGATAGTGAACAGTATCTAAATGAGTTCGCACAAGAAATAGTAAAAAGACAAGAAGTTTTAGAGAAAGATAATTTAGAACCTTTGCTTTCTAGAACAAGAGAAAAAGCTATGAGATTGTCGTTAGTTTGTGCTTTAGCAGACAACCCAGACTGTAAGCAAATACCTGGACATGTAACAAGGTGGTGTATAGATTATGTCAGGTATTACGATCTGCTTTTTATTGAAGCATGTCGTGACAAGGTAGCATCTTCTGCTACAGAATCAAAAATAAAACAAGTTCTATCTTTCATCAGATCCAGAGGAGATACAGGTATATCTAAGCGTGAGGTAGATAGAGGTGAGTTATTCAGATCTATGAAATCTTATGAAGTTAAAGAAATTATAGAAAGACTTAAAAATGCTGGAGAAGTACAAGAAATGGACATTAAAATCGGAGGCAAGGGCAGACCAACCAAAAGGCTTGTAGCTGTTGACCCAACATATTATGAGGATTAATTATGAAAAAACCTAGTTTTGAAACTAAAGACGATCAAAAAAGAGAAGAACGAGTAGCAGGATATATAGAAGGAGCTTGGGATGTAACTTGTCATAAGTTACCCACAATGTATGGGCTTGATTACTGGATAGAATCTAAAGAAAAATGTTACTGGTGTGAGGTAAAATGCAGAACTTTTGGTTATGAAAAATATGACACCTTTATACTTTCTGTTGCCAAACTTATGAAAGGAGCTATGTATGCACAATCAACTGGAGTCCCATTTATAACCGTATATGCTATGACGGATGGCTTATACTACCATGAATGGGATCCAGATTATGTTTACGATATAAGGATGAATATATCGCCTGACCCTACATATGAAGATGATAATGAGCCATATGCTCACATACCTAAAGATATGTTAAAATGTTTATCAGATAAGCCATTAGGAATGGATAGGAGCGAAATAGGAATATGTTAGACAAATTAAAAGTATTAGTAGGAGCAGTAGCACCTACAATCGGAACAGCCTTAGGTGGGCCAATGGGAAATGCAGCTATGAGTATGTTGGCTGATAAGTTAGGTGTGCCTAATAATAAGTCTGCTGTAGAAAAAGCAGTCAATCAAGCAACACCAGAACAGCTGGCTGAAATTAAAAAGGCTGAGTTATCTTTTGAAAAACAAATGAAAGAGCTAGAGGTTGATGTATTTAAACTAGAAACACAAGACACGCAAGATGCTAGAAAGACCTTTTCTAAAGATTGGACTTCTAAATTTTTAGGCTTGTTAGTAATAGGTGGCTTTATGGGCTACATATTTTTAGTGACTATACAACCACCAGAACAGAACTCAGAAGCCTTGATTAACCTAGTCTTGGGTTACTTAGGTGGTCTTGCATCAGCCGTAATATCTTTTTACTTTGGTGCATCAAACAAGAGTAATGACTAGTAGCCTGTTGACTAGCGAGAAGCTCAACGGTTTCCATACAATTCCGTTGGAACATCAGGCTACTTTTTTATCATGCAAGAAATAGTCACAGTAATACAACAATTAGGTTTTCCGATAGCTGCTGCTATTGGACTTGGGTGGTTTATCTATAAACTAATAATGAAGATTGTTGACGGTATGGAGAACAAATTAGATGTCGTAGACGAGAAGGTCGCAGAGCAGATTAGTGCTATGGAACAAAGACTAGGCACTAAACTTGACTCACAACACGGTATTTTAGTAGCCTTAATAGATAGAGTAAGAAGTTTAGATAACGAAATAATAAGACAGGACACTTTAATCAAAACAATATTAGGAGTGCCACAACTTATAGATAGCAATAAGATAGCTAAGGCAGACAGAGATGATCAAAGAAAAGACTAGATACAAAATGGACTGGTACAAGCTTACAGCTTGGATTTTAATGATAAGTTTCTGTTTAAGTTTTTGGAGTTTAATTTTATGAAAGATGATTATTACAAAGACAAATACAAGAGGATGGGTTGCGCCATATACTTAATCCCATTCTTAGCGCTTCCTATCCTCGCCGACGAAATAAAATTTAAATTCAAGTCACCTGCATTTTCAGGCGTAGGCACATCCCAACATTACCTAACAATAGATGAACAGGAATTTAGTAGAAGAGAAGCTTTGCGTGCAGAAATAAAAGCCTTACAAGATGAATTAGAAAGAGATGCTGACAATACAACCTTAGCCAGATTTTTAAGAAACTTTGAATCGAGAGTTTATGCTCAGTTGTCCAGGCAATTAGTTGACCAGCTTTTTGGTGAGAACCCAGCTGACGAAGGCTCCTTCATTTTATTCGATAACCTCATAACTTGGACGACAGACGGTATAAATATTACAATGACTATATTCAATGAAACTACTGGCGAAACAACTACTATCACTATCCCTATTGGGGACTTTGGTTTCTAGTTGTGCCACGCACTTAGAATACATATCACCCTGCCTAACTAACCCTAACAACGATTATAAAGATGTAGTAACCATAATAGGTGAAGCACAATGTTTTTCTAAATCAGCTTTTATAAATGAACCAGTAACTGATGCTATCAAAGATCTACGATTACCATCAGCCAGGCCCATAGTCGCAGTCTATAGTTTTCCTGATGCAACAGGGCAACGCAAATCTATTGACGGCTATGCAAGTTTTAGTTCTGCTTTAACACAGGCACCAGAAGCTTATGTTATTAGAGCCCTCAAACAATCTAAGTTTTTTAGAGTGGTTGAAAGGGTAGGTATAGATCACGTCACTCGTGAAAGACAAATAATAAGATCTACGAGAGAAAAGTTTGATGAAGACGACCAACAAATGCCATTGCTTTTTGCTGGCTTGATACTTGAAGGTGCAATCCAAGATTACAATACAAACTTGCTAACAGGTGGTATTGGTGCTAGATACTTAGGTATAGGCAATAGCAAGCAGTACAGAGAAGATACAGTCATAGTTTCAATGCGTGTAGTTTCTGTTTCTACAGGAGAAATATTGTTAGAAAACCTGACAACCAAAACTATTTTATCAGTCGGTCTTTCAAATGATTTTTTTAGATATATAGCAGAGGGCACCAAGCTTGTGGAGTTTGAAAGTGGTAATGCTATGAACGAGAGCAAGTCTATAGCTTTGCAAGCAGCCATAGAAACTGGTATTGTAGATGTTATAGCGCAAGGTGTAGAGAAGAGTTATTGGCAATATATGGAATAATTATGCGTTTATTTTTTTTACTTTTATCGTTAGGACTGGCAGCAGATGATGAAATCTTTGTAGAGCAAACAGGTTCGAACGCCACTATCAAACTAGAACAGCTAGGTAGTAGCAACTTGATTGGTGGTACAAGTGCTGTATCAGGAACTATGACCGCCCTAGATTTAGATGGTACCGCAATGACTTTAACTATCAACCAAATTGGTAGTAGCAACATATTTAGATCTGATGGAATTAACTCAGATAATGTTACTGGTTACTTTGATTTTCAAGGTGATTCAAACGTTTTGGATATACTTTTAAATAGTAACGGTGCTTATACAGCAGACTATGCAAACCTGAACCTACAAGTATCAGGTGGAAGCAACGTATTTGATATTGAGATAGCCGAAAGTTCTAATGCTGATTATTTAGACCTAGATTGGATTATCGACGGGGATAATAATGATTTTGAGTTTGATATTGATTATGAAAATGCAGTTAGTAATATAGATGTTTTTGGTGATAGTAACACTCTTACCTTTACTGGTAGTGGTTATGCTGGCACAACCTCAAGCGATTCAGCCTACTTTTATTTAGACTTGGATGGCTCAAGTAATACATTCTTAATTACACAAGCATCAACACTAGCGAGGGATTATCTTAAAATTACAACTAATGGGTCCAATAGCACTTTTTGTATTGTGCAGTCAGACGGTTCCTCTCAAACTACATGCTGATTCTATTGGTGATATAACAGAACTAAAAGGGTATGGACAAGTCACAAGAGACGAACCATACCCAGCAGTTTTAGATTTTGATATAAACTCTTATGATGACGTGCAGACCAGAGCTGGTCGTATAGGTATTACTTTTTTAGATAACTCAACCGTTAGACTTACTGAACATTCTTCTTTAGTAATTGATGAATATATTTACGATCCAGATCCAAACAACAGCAAGATGGCCCTCAACTTTGCTAGCGGGACTATAAGGTTTATATCTGGTAATTTAAACAAGAACAATATATCTCTCAAAACACCAACTGCCGATATCGCTGTCAGGGGTACTGATTTTACCTGTACTGTAGATGAAACAGGTAGATCATTAATTATTCTCTTACCTAATGAGTTTGGCGACCCAAGTGGTGAAATAGTTGTATCAACTGCTATGGGTGAAGTTATATTAAATCAACCGTATCAAGC